ATTCGACACTACTGAGCTTGCGTCCAGCAGCGGCCCTAAAGATGTCAACGGTGAACCGGAACAAATCTTCAAGAGGCTCTGGCCCAGAAGCTCTACCTCCGAATGTCTTGAGGGGTGCACCCGAAGGCCGTACTCCAGAAACGTCCCACTTTGGAACTTGACCACTATAGAGCATAGCGATAAGTTCCCTGTATGCTTTGGCCCATCCAATTTTTGAATCTGATACGTGTATGATACTGTCGGTTTCATGGAAGTCCTCTGCTACCTCTGGTAACTTCTGTATGTACTGACGTTCTACTGAGAATCCTGCTCCTGTGCCGCACATGAGAACATACATCATCTCATCAAATGCTTTGGGGTGGTCGATAGGCATGTAAGAACAGTTGAATCCTGCAACGTTGTCACGATCTAAGGCCTCGCCAGCGGTCATTAGTGCTCGCATGGAGGGCATTACCTCTAGGCTCTCAATGGCCTTCCGAGCTTCCTTAGCGTCCTTCTCGGGTAGTTTATCGCCCCAGTAGTCAACGTATCGACCCACTGTTTCTTCCCAAGTCTCTCGACGCTGAAGCTCTGGTATGTAACGTGCGTACCGTGACTTGTGTATGTACTGTTGATATGCGTCCATCTATTCTTCTCCTCCGTACCCTAAAGTCTCTAACATAATTGAGTGTGCTCCCATTGTTAACAACATGTGTGCTGAATCTGGATAGCCATCGTTACTGATAACCTGCATTACCTTGCTGTCACTAAAGATAACGACAGCGGTCTTAACGTCTATGCCTCCCTCTTCCATCTCGTCTGTTGCGTCAGCCAAAGACTGAAACAAGTCTGATGCTTTGATAGCCTCTTTGGTTTTGCCGAACTCACCTTGGACTACCTTCATAAGAACTCCGACATTAGCCACGTTACGTTGAACACCAGAAGTACTATGAGTACTGTGTAGTATATTGCTTGTTCCTTCTCATATCTGTTCATTGTCCGTCCTCTATCAATACGTCAATCAATCTATTTAAGTACCAGTCTGCCTTACGTAGATCCTCAATGGGTTTCTCTTTGTAGTCGTAGCGCCAGAGGTACTTCATCACGTTACCCTTGAGGTATCCAAAGAACTGCTCAGAAGGCATGGATGCCCTGATAGCTTCAATGGCCTCAATAGCTCCTGTGTTGTAGTGATCTGGATTCTCTACAGGACAGGACTCCTTGGGTGCATCTGATGGGTGGTACAACTTAGCTGCTACTGTGTCCCACTCTTTAGGTGACGCTGCGTCGATTGACTTGCCGAAGGTATACTCAGGCTCGTCATCGAATGGTAAGTTACGGTTACTCTTAGTTATCATTCGTATTCCTCCTCTTCTACTACAGTTTCCCAGAACTTCTCTAGTCGATTGATTAGTTTATCTTCAAAGCGCTCTAGTATTTCCTCTGAGTTTATCTGTAGTGCCTCTAGTAAGTCGTCAGGGTCATAAGTTTTCAAGATACGTTCCTTAGTTTCTTCAAGAGTTAACATAGCTGACTAGCTCCTCTAGGGTATCCAGTGAGTACCACTTGATTCCGTGTTTCTCACACCACTCAGCCATTGTAAGCTTAGTACCCTTCCTGACTTTCTGATTAGGTTTCATTAGTACGAAGACTAACTCACGGTGGTCTGGTAAGCAGTTGACAATACTTTTGTATTTCTGCGTGTCTCCTTCCCTAAAGAAGCCTTTGCACTCCACCAAGACTCCCGAAGCGTGGACGAAATCTGGAGTGTATACCCTAGGAATGTTATACTGTACTTTCTCTGTTTCATAGGTGAATCCTTCGTGGTTTAATTGTGTGTTAACTGTGTTCTCAAACTCTGATCTAAAATTGCTTGAGGCTGATCTCTTCGACCTTCGGCTCATTGTGTACCTCTACCAAATAACGTGGACCTGAAGAATACTTGAAGGCTCTTAGAGAGGGCCAGCAGGTTCCTTTGTATGAGCAGTATGAGCACCCTACGGCGAGTTTCTGGTTGCCACTCTTTCCATCTGCGATAGGCTGGTAGCAGACGTTGGGAGGTGTAGGTTGCTCCACTAACTTTTTTACACGTTCTATGTGCTCCTCTATGTCGTAGGAAATCTTGTCGTAACAAAAGTGTCCTGTGTCCTCAGAGTCATACATTAGATACGTAAGGTGACCATTCTGTTTATCCATGGCTAACCATCCGAACTTTGTTTCCCCCTCTGAGTGTGCGTAACCTTTGATTTGAGCCACATATCCAAAAGGATCATCGTAAGCAAGGTTTCCATTCTTAAACTTCTTAAAGGCAAACGACGAAGTACTCTTAACGTCTGTGACAATGCCGTCAATCTTGCAGTCCATAGAACCTTTGATACCTGCGACTTCACACTTCTTTTGCTCATCTGTCACCTCATGGCCTGAGAGTCTAGTGAGAAATATCAGCATCTCTTCGATCAGGTGTCCGTACATAAACTTAACGTAGGTGTTACCTGTGAACTCCTCTTCCTCCTGTGGATTATTCACAGCGTTCCAGAGGAACCTGTCAGGGCGACCTATGTTAGACATGCGTAACTTACGGTCATCACGCTCCTTGGTGAACAGGGTTCGCATGAGGTCCTTACAGTGTACCCCAAACCTGTCTATCTCAGCCTCTAGGGAGACACCATCGGGCACCTCTTTGGAGACCATTAGGGCGTATATATCGTCCACTAATGTATCGACTGTCTTCATTTATAGTTCTCCATGGTTCCTATTTAAGTAATTAATAGCGGCATTCAGTACTTCTGTATCATCGTTGAACCCGCCTAGCGCCCTATTACATTTATGGCATAGCCAGCCCCTAAAAGTTTCTTGTTCGTGATCGTGGTCTAGTACCCAGCTTCCGTTCTTAGTGTTTCCTTTGCCTTTTACGTCCTCCTCTGATCCCTTGCAGATAGGGCAGTGATAGCCCTCCTCCGGCATACCGTGTTTCTCCCTAAGCTGTTTACGAACCTTTTGCATCTCGTTGTTACATTTGCGGCACTCAGCCCTGAGGTAGTTACCGCCTGAGGCCATGTTGTAAGCGTCCAGTGGTAGATACTGGTCACACTTTGAACACGCCTTTCCGTGGCCTGCGCCCAGATCCTCATGTTCAAAAAAGCACAGTTGATCCATCAGTGTGTTTCCTCCCACGTTTGTCCGACCTTATACTCTCCGTCGAGGGGGCATTTGAGGCTGTAGTGGATCCCCGCTGCTTTGAGACATTCCACAGCCAGCCAGCCGAACTTTTGGGCGTCTTTGGTTGCAACCTCCGTTTGTACTTCGTCATGTATGTTCCCCACAAACTTATAGTTAAGGTTCCATTGCTGGGCATAGTCATCTAAGATTACTAAGGCCTTCTTCATAACTACGGCTCCAGCGGCCTGTAAGAGTGTATTTAGTGCTGCGTGTTCTGACCTAACCCAAAGCTTTCTGCCGTCGAGTCCTCTGAGATGGCCACGTTGAGCAGCGTTTCCAACTCGTTCTCGTAGACTTTCAAGAGCAGGTGTATTTCGTAGAAACCTTTGCTTAAGTTTTCTACCGTCTCCTGAAGATCCTCCGACGATACTTCCGATTTTGGCGTCTCCTGCCCCGTAAAGGAAGGCATAGATAAAAGTCTTTGCTTGAGGTCTCGTGTCAAGCCCTGCTGCCATTTGATTTCTGGTGTGAATATCTTCTTTAAGTAGGACATTGGTGAACTCCTCATCATTCATGTAGTGTGCTAACATACGTAACTCAAGACCAGAGGCATCGAAGCCAACCAAGGATTTACCCTCTGGAACCATCCAACAACTCCTACACTCCTCACCGTACACTGAGTTACTAGAGGGTACCTGAGCCATGTTAGGACTCTGGTGTGTCATACGTCCAGTGATAGCACCGTTACTTATGACCCTACCATGTACCCTGCCGTCTTCCTGTGTGTGCTTTAGCCAACTCTTTACTTGGGAGTGCCTCTTTTGGAGAAGCAGGTACTCCAGAACTTGTGCCGCCTCGGGTACATGTGAGTTCTCCTTGAGGGTTCTCTCGTCAACCATAGGCTTTCCCGTCGGAGTGACCTCCTTCCAGACTGCACCCTTAGTAGCAAGTCGGGCAGCAACTTGGTCTCTGGCACCAGCGTTGAATACCGTGACCTTATCTTTGAGTTGCTTCCCCGTCTTCTCTGAGATCCTCTGCTCAACGATAGGGGGGAAAGTCTCTTGTAGTTCATCCTGTATGACATTCATACGCTCCTTAAAGATCCCTAAGAGGTCATAGCACTTCCTCTGGTCCACGAGCCACCCATTGCGCTCCTGCTCCATAGTACACCATGCGACCTGATGCTCTAGATCCTGAGACTCCTGAGAGAACCCCTCTAGATCCTTAAGTAGCCTCTCATGTACAGCCTGAGTTACCTCTACGTCCTGCATACAGTAGGTAATCATCTCCTCAGAGAGTTGACTCCAGTCACTGTGGTCACCCTTAGGGAAACCTAAGATGTTACCCCAGTTTCTAAGGGAGTGACCACCGGAGCGACTGGGGTCTGCTAACCTTGAGAGAACCAAGGTGTCAATGATCCTAGACCGCCTAAGAGTAGTATTCCAAAGATGATCCACCACGCGAACATCGAAACCAATTCCATTGTGGAATACGTAAGAAGCATCACCTTTAGATGATACATACGCCTTAAAATCTTCTTCATTACAGATGACCTCCGTCACTCCGTTGTGTCTACAACAGGCTACCCAGATAACACTAGGGTCTAACCCATCGGTCTCAATGTCCATGTAGACATAGTTACTCAAAACTCTACCTCTGCGTCTCCTGCTGTAGGCTTAGGAACCTCTGCCATACGTCCTGTGTCTAAGTCGTACTGTAGCCAACATGCGGGACCCGTCTGCCCACTGTAGCGGTTCTTCAGTACTCTAACACTGGTGGTATTGCGTATCTCAGGGTCCTCGTTCTGCTGGTCTCTCTCCATACCGATGACCATATCTGATAACTGAGCGATACTCTGACTACCCCTGAGGTCCTGTAGGCTAATCTTCCCACCATCCTCATGGGCTGTACCTGAGGTCCTACGGAGGTGTGACACTAGGAACAGGGTTATCCCAGTCTCAGCCACCAAGGATCGTAGGCGGGTCATTATCTCATCAATGGCCTTCCGTTCATCTCCGTTCTCCTGAGAAGAAACAACGATGGATAGGTGGTCGAGGATGACGTATCGGCAATCCAAGGCCTTCGCCATATACCTGACTCGCGAGAGTAGATTATCGGCTGACGTTGACCCCCAGTGGTCAAATAGATAGTAGCGTCCTGTACCCATCGTTGCTTCCCAGAACGGTCTAAGCTCATCAATAGGTGTGTCTTCTTCCAAGTGTAGTGGCCTGTTCGCTGCCACCGACATGATTCCCAACGATGTACGTGCGACATCTTCTTCGAGTGCAAGTACACCAATGTTGGATTCAGTTCTTCGTAAGAGATCATACTCAAGCTCTCGTATGAACTGAGACTTTCCCATGCCAGAGCCGCTGGTGATAGTGACAAGCTCGTACGCTCTGTGTCCTCTCGTAATGTCATTTAATCCCTCCCAAGGATATGGGACACTCTTGACGTTCCTCTTGTTAACCAGAGCCTCCCAAGTGTCCTGACCTGAGACAATCCCATCGGGCCTGTAGACCTTAGCGTCCCACCAGCAACGTATGAACTCACGTATCTGGTTAGCCTGTAGCATGTCAGAGGCATCCTTCATAGGAAGCTCACACACCCTCAGCTTATTAGGACTAAAGAGGTCCTTAATCTTCTCTAGGGCTGCTTTACCTGCCTTATCTTGGTCTAAGCATAGGACAACCTGATCGTACCCCTCAAGCCACTCTAGGGCCTCCTTAACGTCTCCCTCAGCGTTGCTAGCAGACTTAAGGCTCACTACGTCATACTTGTTGTCAAACATCTCAGAGACGCTCATGGCGTCTAGTTCACCTTCAGTGATCGTGATAAACTTACCACGCCCACGACACGCCTGTTGCCCAAACAAGCCTGTACCCTTAATGCTACCTGTAGCGTAGAACTCCTTGGGGGACACGGTGCGTACCTTTGACGCCACCAGTTCACCCGTCTCGGGGTTATAGTAAGGGTAGTAATGCTTCTCAATGGCCCCGTTAGCATCGTAAGTAACCGTCACTTGGTATCGTTGACTGGTTTCCTTAGATAGCTTACGGTTACCTATGGCGGCTACTATACCATCCATTTTAACTGAGGCTACTGCTTTTGGTGCTGCTTCAGTCACTTGTGTATCTCCAGTTGAACCGTTGGTGTGA